AGATAACATACCTCATGTTGATGAAGTTTTCGTAGGCATCGGCGTCAGCCATGATGCTGAACGAGTTCTCGAGTGAGACATTGGAATTCGTCTCTGGAGGAGTCATTGACGGAGACTCCAAACGTCGGGCATTACGAACGACATCGCCTTGATATTGCTTCTCGGTGATGACTTCCTGCCAGACGCCTGGAGTTGTCTCCTCTTGCGCCGCATAGCCTACGGTTCCGGAGAACCGCATTAACTACCTCCAGTTAAGAGGCATCTCTGGTAAACATCCAGTCCTGGTTCTGGTCATCCGCGAAGGAATACGTGGAAGCAGCCTTGGCCCGAATATGAACAGTTGCGCCTGCGCTGATCGCAGACTGGGCACCAGCAGTCAGCGCAGAGCCTTCAGAGCCGTCGCTGTCATCGACGATCACGTAAGTCACGTGCGCCGTGGTCGGGATCGTGACAACGCCAGTGCTGGATACGAAGCTCGGAGCAGTCGGGTACGGCAGCAGACCGCCAGCGCCGGAGAACTCCATGACAACCAGAGCACCCTTGTACTTTGTCATAGCGCCAGACACGCGGGTCTCCATCAGGTACTTGAACTGGTTGTAGTCGATGTCGAAGAAATCGAACATCGATACTTCGCCGCCCTTGTCGGCGCCGACAGTGTAGTCCTGAAGATTGACGATGATGCCGATAAGATTGGCGGTCGCCTCGAGTGCCTCACAAGGGATGATGTCGCTGATCCCTAGCGCCGCAGACAATTCCACCTTGGTTGGGTACAGCCGACGATTGAGCGTGTCCTTCGCCAATAGCATCTTGGACAGATATGGCAACGTGGTGTACATCACCGGGTTGCCAGAGCCGCGATAGAAGCGCATGCCGGTTACAACCGAGTCGACGATCTCGTCGGGCGAGCTGCTGCTGTCGCTCAGATCGACCTGTAGAGTGGAGACGTAGAGTTCATCGTCGCCCAGGATGGGACGAACGTTGAGCGGATTGATCTTGTCAGAGTCATCCACCTCACGACCGTCACCAACCAAGACGGCGCGAGCTAGTTCTTCGTCCAGCATGACGCGCATCTCAGTCTGCAGCCAGGTGACGACGTCCAAGTCAGTGATGTCCAGGATGTCGTCCCGATCCAGCTTCTGCTTCTTATAGATCGTCTGAGGAGTGGTAATCCGCCTGGCGACGGCGAAATATTCCTCCTTCTTCATGTTGGCCTTGACGTAGCCCTTGGCGCGGGCCTCGTCAAGGGTCAGGTCTGCCGTCCAGCTGCGAATCCTGGAGAACGGAGTTTTCCGGGTGCCGCTGAGAACACCGGCAACCCATTCCATGCGCCGGGAAATCCAGTCCGGGGTGTCGGTGACAGCCTGGTCATACGGAAATAGAACGGAGATGTCGTCAATACCGTGAGAGAGTGCATACTCTTCAGCGGCCTGCTTGAGCGACCCGCACTTGTGGGCAGCCGCAAAGATGCCCTTCATGTCATCGTGCGTAAGAGTGTTACCAGAAGGCTTGGTTTTGTCCTCGCCATTCTGGTCAAAGACATTACGGGTCACTTCGTCGCCCTTCAGATTGTGATTGAGGCTGTCGTTCGGGTCGGGTTCGATGTCAGACTGGGCAGCAGCGCCAACCATGGCGTAGACGACCTGCTTCTGCTGATCGGTCAGGGTATTGAAGACGTCAGCGACTGACGCATTCGGACCGAGACCGCCATCCTTGGGGTCAAACAAATCGTTGTCACCATCGTGATCAGGATCCGGATTGTTTGCCGTGGGCTTCGGCATCGCGGGTTTTGCAGTGACAACCTTTTTCGGCGGAGCAACAGTAGTGCTACCTGCGTGTTCAAGAACGTCGCCACTGTAAATGACGACCTCGTCCTCGGAAACCGAGATGTCATTTCCGTGTTGAATGTTGACATTCTCGATATAAGCGCCAGGATTGGCGCCGGACAGGACAAGACTGCCTTCCTTGATATCCCCGTGGGTCACGATCTGACCCTGCTGGACGAGATGATTGGCGTAAATGCTGAGCGCGTTGATGTCCTTGTGTTTAACGAGACCTTTCGCCTGCTGACCAGGTCCGGTATCGTTGAAGTAACCATCGCCCCAGACACCGTCATCGCGATGCGAAAGGATCAGGTGACCCAGAACGTTCTCTGGATCATTGTGCTGATGCTGCCACACGAGCGGGATCTGAGTATTGTCAGCGTGCTTGAAAGCGTGGGCCTTAATGGTCCTGCCATCAGAGCACTTACGCCCGTATCGAGTGATGTACCCACCAAAGTCAGGTACCATTTTGACCGTTTACTCCTTGCGGTTCTGGAGGCGTTGTGTCTGGAAGTTTCAGACTTGGAATCGTCGGCTTGGCCAGTGGTGCTCCAGGTTTCGGCAGGATAGTCTGCACGATTGGCAAATTCTTGTTCAGGAGCTGGTTCGCCTTCGGATCACTGGACGGCTGGAAGCCGATAATGGCGCGCATGTCGTTGGAAGACAGCACTTCGTTCCTGGTGAACTTGTCTGCGATCTCCGCAAGGTCTGTAACCGGTACAAGCTTGAACGGATCACGTATGTAAACCACTGCCTGTCCTTGAGTACGAGCGGTCTTCGTAATGAACGACCTCGTCATCCCTTCTGCGAATGCTCTGAGAATGGGTTCGATCGTCCGATTGTAGTAATTAAGCATCGTAGGCTCGTCAGCGGTGCCGTTCATGACGGTGTCGGTGATGCCCAGTTGACCGTACAGCATCGAGGTCAGGTGAGTCACCTGGTCCATCAAATTGTTCTCGGCCGGCCTGTTCAGCTGAGTGATCTTCTCAGTACCGTCGACATAGGCTATCCCGTATTGAGACCCCTTGAGCTGGAACTCGACTTCCTTTAGACGTTTCTCAGCTTCCGCGCGCCTTGCTTCGGTCTTGATGACGTAAGGAAGCTGGATGATAATATCCAACTGGCCAGAAGCGCTCTGCTCATCAACCTCGTCAAGAAGATTCAGTTTCCTGAGAAGTCTTTGCAGTGTCGAACTATTCTCGTTCATCACGGTGTAGAGCGGATTCTCTACAATCGCGCACATCGACTTCGGCACAATAACCTCTTGCGCGATTCCTTTATTGTCGTTGTATGCACGAACGCGAACATGTTTGGGGTACCACTGCAAGATTTTTCCGACACGCATCGTGTTGATGTCGTATCCGCCAGTTGTCATTGGGTTCAGCGTTGTATCCACGGGTAGAAGCGCGACAACGCCGTCATCGAACAAAGTCTGAATCATGTCCTGACGAAACATGCTAGCGCCTTGGTCGATGTTTGCCTCGACCGTGAGGCAGTTGTTCAAGCCGCTATCGATAGTCGCCTGAAACTGATTGTTAGCATCAAGGCGAGCATGATACATCGGAACAGCGGCGACATCAATCGCGATTCTCGTATAGATCGCCGGAACAATAGTTTTCTGATTAGAGAATCTAAGTCGTGGACGATCAGGTCTATATGAATACGATGGGCCGAGTGTCGCAGTCGACATCGTCTCAGGATGCTTATCTTGGAAGACGAAGGCGTTCCAGGCGTGCTTTAGCCGGTCAGTGAATTTACCCATCTCACCTCCTTCCTTACTCGACAGAACGGTCAGGGATCACGCTTCCAGGACGGCGATCCTGGCTTCGAGCTTAGCGATTGCGACGTTCACGGTATCGGTGGCCAGCACTGAACCGACGGCATGCGTCGTATAGCCGGTCAGCAAGATCGCCGATCCAATCTCGGGCATCGTGACCGGATTGCCGGCCGAGTCGAACAGCGCGATCTTCTCAGTGGCCTTGCCGTTCTGCATGGACGGCTGGACCACCAGAATAGCCTGAGTAACAGCCTGGGTCATTCGAATTGCTCCTTGTTCAGCTTGTACGCCACATAAGCGTCCATCATGGCGGAGACGTTGTCGATTTTCTGTTCTTGCCGCTTCTTGAATAGTTTTCTGTTGCCGTTCGTGTCTTCCGCGGTGATCGAGTTGCCCATGGCGAACGCCATCAGTTTTTCGTCAAAGAGCAGCATTCGCTCACCTGACAAGGTTTTGAGTTCGCCTAGCGGAACGGATTCAGTTCTGGCTCCCTGAATCACTTTCTCGACTCCGAACGGTCCGTTTTCAGATTCCCATCGAGTTACGAATTCCTTGGCGTTGTACGGATCGTAACCGAAAGATCTGACCTCATATTCATTATCAAGGATAAATCGCTCGAGATCATCATAGACTTCCATCATGTTCAGGACGGCTCCGTCCAGGACATGCAAACTTCCTTCTCGGATGAATTCGTCGTACTTCGCATGCATGGCACCAGGAAGCTTTGTCATTGTGAGGCTTGAAATGTAGCTCCGAGTTTTTACTCCGAACTTTCCATCCTGAAGCGGAAACAAGAATGTAAAGGCTGTGAAGTCATCGCCTTGCGATAGGTCGGCGCCCATGGAACAAGGAAGTTTCCAGAATCGTTTGTCTCTCTTGGGGAATGGAAGAGTTTCCTCGTAAGTGAAGAAATATGTGAATCCTTCCATCGGAATTCCGAAGCGTTTCGCCAGAATGTCGTTTCTTGACGCAGGGGCATTTTCTGCTCGCTCAACGTCCAGTTGATATGTCTCGTAAGTAACCGTCTTTCCGAGATTCGGATTGGCTTTAAGCCACATCGACGGATCTGCAACTTCTTCAAGTTCGTCCAGTTTGTAATGCCAGATCGAAACGTGAGGATTAATATAGTCGCCTTTGAGAATGTCAGCTAGTTCGAGCTTTATCGTGTCACCAGAGCCATTTCTAATGGTTCCTTCTGAGCTCGTGGCCACGATCACGAAATCGTCGAGCTTAGAAGCGCCTTGTTCGAGCGCCCCGATGACATCTTCTCTCAGATCTCCTGAGAGCCATTCGTCCACGGTCGAGACCTTTGGCCGCAGCCCCTGCAGCTTAGCTATGGCCATCGGTCTGACCT